ATCAGAGCTTACAGAAAAGACAGAGAAGTACAGGGAAGAGATCAAGATCAAGGACAGCGAACTTGAAGAGCTGAAGGGCCAATTCTCCCTGATCGATGAGGAGGACAAGGATGGTCAGATTCTAAATCTTAGGCTTCAAGTCGGAAACCTCGAGACGCAGCTTGATAAGGCTATGAAAGGATGGGACGCTGCCGAAGCTAAAGCTCTAGGATGGGAGAGAGCGTTTAATTTGAAGAACGATTATTGTAAAAAGCTAGAAGTGCAGCTCGAGAAAAAAGACAATCTTCTCAAAATTGCCGAGAGTGTCATCTATGCAAAGGACAAAGAGATAAGGGGGATGAAGATCAGCAAGACAATAGAGAGGGTTATCACATGGCCCATTGCTGGATATGGAGTATTCAAAGTCTTCCAGGGAGCTTTGAAATGAATCTAAGCGGAATTGGGACGGAGGGCGTTGCTCTTCTCTCTCTTTATATCCTGATAAAAGATGGTTTAGTCCCTCTCATCAAAAGGCTTAATGGAAAGAACAAAACCAGCCTTGAGAAGTTTTACCAGGAGTGGAATGATTTCAAGTTAGAGACTTTTCAAAATTACAAAAATGAGGTCAAAGAAAGGTGCGACAAGAGAGGAGTATGGCTGAAGGAGATCGATGATAAAGTTGATGAGATAAGAATAAATATGGGGAGGAAAAAAAAATAATGCCATATACAGAGATTAAGGCTCAGATGGTTGATGGTAAGGAGAAGTGGTGCTTCAAGAACAAAGAGACGGGGCAGAGGATTTGTGCGGATACAAAGGAGAGGGCCGTCGCTGCCATGCACTTGAGGTATCATGTTGAGGGTGGTGGGAAGGTTACAAGAGCCAAGAAGTGAAGCGTTACTTATTTTTAGATATCGGCTGCCGGGAGCTCGCGTCCGGACGTCTCTTTTTAGTAACGTATGCTTTATAGGCTCTGTAATGGGCCTGCTTACAAGCCGGAGAACAAAAACCGTCTCTGCCCTTGGGGACATGAGCCCTATATGGCTTACTACACCATCGACAATGTTTAAGCGTTTTCCAGTTGGCCCACCATTCAGTCATGTTACTGATCTCCACGATCGTGAAATTCCGGGAGAAAGTTGCCCTGGAATTGAGTAACGCATCATCCCTCCAACCTGTAAAACTTTCCTCTTATGATCTTACCGCAGTCTTTCAATCCATCATCTGTCAGTTTCTTTATATGAATCTCCCCCGGCTTCTTCTTCTGCCATAGCTCTACCTTACAGAAATTAAAATTCCAGGGAACTTTTTGCATCTCTTTCTCCCTTTTGGTGACAGCGCTATGCTCTGTGGCCTGGATATATACTGGCTTGTGGAAGGGTAGAATCACGATAAGATCGATGCAGCCGAATATGTCATTGCGCTGAGAAACCCAAACATCTTTTAATTCGCCCGTCTTTTTATCCCTGACTTTTATCAGCTTTGCCGCTGTCTTTTGATTATGAATAGAGGCATCGGGATGATGATCCTTGATCCACTTTTCACACCAATTCTGAAACTCGTTACCCTTGCGGCGAGTGGATTTTTTCTTCATACCTTTTCCTGTCATAGCATAAAAAAGCTGTTAAACCCGGGACATTGTATTGAGGATTATTGCAGACTTTAAATATAGGACAGGTCTTACAAAGGGGATGATAACCATATTCTTTCTTCCGATATGATTTAAGTTTTTTAGCCAACAAAACTCTGAGAGGAACATGTTTCAATCTAGTGATCCTTGCCTAAGAACCTCTTAAGCTCCTCTGTTTCTTTCTCCCATTGCTTCTTCTTTCCCATTAGAAGGGCGAATAGATTCTTGCCCAATTCCATTATATGTTTAAGGACAAGCTGCCTTATTTGTTCGGGAGTCTTTCCCTCAACATCTTTCCTCATAAAGTTGAACGCTAAAGCTCCCGATACGTTATTCTCAGACTTGCCTAGCTCTTTGACTTTAATTGTATCGGCCATAATTCACCTCAAGATTGCATTGAAGTTATCTTTAACCGCCATAACTCTAAAGACAGTAAAGACGACAACTGTTATGACTCCCAGGACTTTGTTCTTTTTGTAAACAAAGTCGAAAAATCTATCTGCCAGGTAAAGCTCTAATGTTTTGATTCCACAGAATAAAGAAGGCGATCTCCAATATAGGTTCGTTATTTTGTTTAGCTCTTTGAATCTTAGGTCCTGGCTTACCGAGAATGTCGTCCAGTAATCCAGGCAAGCGGCAGCGGTATAAGAAAGTCTCAGGGCCTTGAACCCTGGATCCTCATAGGGATAGAGGTGAAAGGAGATGACGAGAGTTACCGCTGCCACTAAGCCTAGATTCCTCATTATGTTTCTTTTTTGGGGAACAGATAGATTCCGTTAGCTGCAAGTGTGACAAGGACAGTCAGGATCAATGCTCTCCACCATAGAAATCCTAGTCCAAATTCATATACGAGGACTGCCGCAGCCGAAACGAAAACGGATAGAACTCGAACAGCAATGCCCTGCATTTTGAAAAAGGTTTTGATCACTTGGACGATTCCTAAAACGGAAAGACCACCGATTCCTGTCATGAAGATGACAGATGCAGCATTGAGATAAGACTGAATGTCAATCTCAACATCTTGAGCAAGAGCGACAAGAGGAACGATAAGAAGCAACATAACGAAGAACATAAAAAACTTTTTCATTTTTACCTCCTTTGATTCTTTTGTAAATTGAATATATGTAAACCACTTCCTCCACTCCTCTTTCGTTAGTTTTTCACTCATCATCTCTCTCCTTTTCCTCTACATGTCCCGACTCATAAACATCCGCTATCATCATGGCAAAGTTGGCAACATCAGCACATTCTTTTATAACCTTTACTTTCGTTTCCTTAAACTCAATAGCCTTAAAAAGCTCCGCAATTTCTTCATTCAACCTTCCGAGCAACCAAAAGACACCCTCTTTTTTCCATCCAGGTCTGTCTAAATGTTTATTAAGTGCTGATTTCATCTGTTCTGCAAACCAGTTGACTGTTCGTTCTATCATTTCCTTTTGATATGTTTGCCTTGCTATTTCAGTGTATTTTTTTATTTGTTCTTTTCGCATCGCTTATTTCCTAAGATAGAATCGGGAGTATCTTCATCCATATTCCAATCCTCTTCTTTAACCAACTCACAGACATGGTTGCACTCACGACAGCGAGTCACCACTTCCCTCCCATATCGCCAGAAGAACCACTTGGCACCGCAACAGTCAGAGACTCTCATTTCTTACTCTCCAAAAGTTTGCCCTTGTCTTCTGTCAGCCTTTTCTTATCCTGCTCTTCAGCCATCATCATCTTGTAAACACCTATGAAGTGATGCCTGTCAAAAGTATTGTTAGGGTCTGTTTCTCCGAAGTCTCTCCAACTTCCAAAGGCAATCTCTATCGCCCTGTTCAGGGTTTCATTTTCAGAAGGGTAGGAAGAATTAAAGGCCAACCTACAGGCTTCGTTCCAGAGCTCCAAGCCCTCAAGATCATGCTTGTTCTCGTCAATTCCAAGATATGCAAGGAAGTCCGCGGGAAGAGGAAAGGCATGGATCCTTTTTGTGAAAGCTATCTTTTCTGCAGCGTCTTCAATGTCCTCTATGCAGAAAGGCTCGAGAATCTTTTCATAGAATCTAACTTTCCTAGAAGAGATCGGCTTCTCCGGACAGAAAGTTTCCTGCAGCATCGCCATTACTACAGCAAAGCGTTCAGAACGGGTCGGAGTTTTCTTCTCTTCTCTTTTCATCAAGCCATCCTTTGATGCCATTAAAATTATCTTTCTTTGCCTTCAACCATAGCTGATCAAACTTCTCCCTCAGCTTCGCCATGCTGAGAATGTTTGACTTCCAAAAGGAATCAAACTGAGAGAAGTCGATCATAGCCTTAATCTCTTCTGCGGTCCGACCATCCCTCTCCCTCATCAAGCGACAGGAATTGATCCAATCGCCCCTCCGCTTCAACGTCAGGTTCTTTACGATGGAGCTATTAGGATTGTTCTCGATCATTAGCTTCACAAGGTATTCTGTCAGCTCGACATCAATACTATTTTCTTCATGTTTGTTTGCAGGAATAGGTTCAATGACCTTTGTGTCATCATTGTCGATCGGCTCTTCTCTTTTTGATTCAACAATCTTTATGGACTTAAGTACCTCGGCCCTCTCAGATTCGATCTCTAGGATTTTCTCTTTAGCCTTTTCTATCTTATTCTTCTCGTTTGTGATCTCGTTATTTAGCTTCGTCAGGTGGGTGTGGAGGGTGTTGTAAACCGTATCCATCTCACCGAAAAGATTTTGTTCATCCATGATTTATCTCCTTAAAAGGGATCGTCTTCAAGTTTAGTGATCTCCTCTTTTTCAGGCTTTAGAGGAGAATCCTTTGTCATAAAAGTTATATGTTCTGCTTCTATTTCTACCCTTTCTTTTCTTTCTCCATCTTTGTGCCAAATTTTTCTTCTCAATTTTCCCTCAATGCTAACTCTCATGTTTTTTTTTAGGAATTTTCTGGCTATTTTAGAATTATTTCCCCAGGCAACTATATTGTGATATTCAATATAAGGCTTAGACTTTCCCCTGGCATAAAATAACTCAAGAGTAGCAAGCTGAAAGCCTGCCCACATTCTTCCTCCATCTTTCATTTCTCCCGTCTTTATCTCAGAAGATACAAAACCTATAAGCATGACTTTATTAAGGGAGTTGTAATCGGTCTTTCCCATTCTTAGAACGGATCAGGATATGGCAAGTCCTTTGGTATTTTGACAAGCTGCTTTTTCGCCTCCTTTTTTTTCTCTTTTTTCTTTTGTTTGATCTCAGCGGAAATCTCTTTCGCATCCTCGAGAGTATGCCATAGAAGACAGAGGTGTCCGAACTGAGCGAGGTGTTTCCTGGTAAGATGTTTAGGATACTCTGCAAACTCATACATGCCTGTTTCTTTGTCGAGCCTTAGAATCCCAGTCCCATCTGTGTATGTACCAGGGTTTCTTTCCTCATAGGCGTGATCATAACCGGCTACCTGAATCTTCATGTCGTCATAGATGCCACTTGAAGATTTGACGTCTATAGTTAGAAGCCTCTTGTTGTAAAGGCCAGTAACGTCAAGCCTGCCACCGTATCCCCGGAATGACTTGCTCCATACTGTGACCTCTGTCATGACCGGGCGAAAATCATTGTTCTTTATCCAATCAATCAAACCGTTTACAGGAGCATATATGTCAGGATCGACTTCTCCGACTTCGATGTCGCTGTTCTTTATCATCTGGCTGAATATCATCTTGGCTATGTCGTGTACTCTGGATCCTTTATCTCTCTCCAACTTTGAAATCTTTTCATGTTCAGCCTTTGCTTCCCTGTAAAAAGCTCCGAGGTCCATGGAGGTTATGTCTTCAAAAGTCAGCTCACCATCTTTTATTCTCTGGATTTGATTGACTGCATAAGCCGCTGTGATCTTTGCAGACCAATACATAAGGGGACGGGATTTGTCTAGGAGTCCTGTTACTGTGCTGACCCGGGGGACTCTGCGACCATTTAGATCAGGTATTTCGTATTTGTTCCCGTTCTCAACGACTGAAATATTATGGCTCTTCGAATTGTTCTTCTGATTCGTCTTCTGGCCATTCTGTTTCAGGGGCATATTCTTCCTCCTTTTTCCTTTCTTTTTGTTCTTTTTCCCATGTTGCCCATGCAGAGAGGACCCATTCCCATTTATCCAACAACATCTTGAGGTGTTCTGCCTTGCCTAAAGAAAGGCTGAGGTGATTGTATTCGTTGAACTCAACCCATTGATATTCTTTGCCCTCTTTCTGTTTCTCGATCTGGAAGTGATATAGAAAGTCTTTTAGGCTTTTGTATTGTTCGCGGAAATTCTTTTCATTTGTGGAGCGCAGCTTTATATCTTCCTTTATCTGGCTGACACAGTAATCAACCATCTCTTCTTCTGTCATTTGAGAAGGATCGCCCTCTTCAGGTAAAGGTTTTTCTTCGGGCTTCTCAGACTCCGGCTTTTCCTTTTCAGCTTCAGGTTTGGGTTCGGTGATAGGACTTTCCTCTTTAGCCTTGGCTTTCTTCTTAGGAGGACGACCGCGTTTCCGCTTTGGCTTTTCCTCTTTAGGTTCAACCTTGGCAGGTTCTTCTTTTGGCTTTGCTTTTTCCTCTTCCTCTTTCTTTTTTTCCTCTTCCTCTTTCTTTTTTTTCTTCTCAGCTTGGGCATTGTCAAACTTCTTGGCTTCCCTGAAAGCTCCGGCATCATGTATCTCTTCCTCGATATAAAGACCAAGAGCTGCCGCAGGATCGTATGCTCTCTGACCTTTTGCAACACAACGCCAAAACAACATCTCTTCTGGATAGTTTAGCCAGTTATCCTTTTGTGAAAGAGACATGCCTTTGCTGTCTTTGATCCTTCTTGCGTCCTCAATGGTGAACGCCTCTATCCAAGGATCCTTCCCTGGCTTTTCAAACTTTATTTTACAAACCTCTTTTGTCTTCTCAACTATTGAGACGTTGACACCTCTTTGTTCAAGAAGAGCCAGGAGTACCTTCGCTTCAATGCAGAGCCTTCCTCTTACAACGCTCATGGTTTGAAGCGCGATTACTGGCTTTATACCAAGCTCTCTTCCGTACTCGATTACAGCAAGAGCTTGATACTTATCTGAGATTTGAGGAAACATCTTTGACTGAGCCAGACCGGAAGCGATATACATCAGGTTCCGGGCATCGGGTAAATCATCTTCCCGGACAGCAGGTGATTTCTCCTGTGGTTGCTCTTCCCTTTTGACGATCTCAGCATTTACGACTTTTTCTTCTTCTGACATTTATTTCTCCTTTCTGTTATATTCTTTGCACATCTCAGCTAATGCTGAAAAAAATCTTTCTCTATATGAGTTATAATCAATAGAATCAACATTAATAAAACCCAAAGCAGGAAACTGAAAAACAGCTTCTTCAACTCTAATATTAAGATAGCAGTGATAACTGTATTTGCAGTTATAGCAGCTTTTAGGCTCCATCATTTTTCTCCTTAATTGAAGTTATAAAAATCCCAATACCAAACCCAAATATAATCCCAATAGGGTATGGCATTTTTGATAATGATAATTGGGGGCGGCTGCCCTCCCCCGATGCCCTGACTGCGTGGATAAACACAACACGAAACTCCCGCCTTACGAAAAGCTCCGCATTTCAAAGAACTGAAGAGGGATAAATTTACATCATTAGCAGCCCTCATGACGTACCCCCTTATAGACTCCTAACCCAAGCAAAAAACAAATATGCCACCAAAACAACGCCACCAAAGGCGCATAGGCAGCAGAAAAGAAAGATAATGAATCCTAACCACCTTGGAATAAATAGCGTTTTCATCCGATCACCTCATAAACGAAGCGATGAGAGGCTTTCTAAGCCACGATCTCATCCCTATCTATACTCAGGTATTAGCAATAACTAATTATTTAATCCTGCCTTGTGCGGCATTGGAATCCGTGGCATTGACATTCATTCACTGACCTTATTTTGCGACCTGATTAGAAACGCTTGTCAAAAGACCGTCTGCTCCGGTAAGGACTCCCCTGATGACACAAAGGCGATGTATAATTACTTCAAGTTTTCCAACAGAGGGAACTTCGTCTTTACTTGCTTCTTTTTCTGCCACCCCACCTAAAAGAGAATCGTGAATGTCATAGCTCTTTCCTCTGATTCTCTGAGAAATCTCTGCCAAGTGATTGATCTCAGAAAAAATTCTGTCAATCTTTGATTCACTTTTTTCATTAGCACATCCGTCCATAATCATCTCCTAATAAGTTTTATTTTCTCGATCTTAACGCTGGCAGGCTCGGGAATCTCCTTTCGCTCTAGCCAACGGATGAGACTATCCTTGCGAAACCTTATCTTGCCACCTTTATTTATCCGGATATGTGGTATCGCTTCGCTGTTGACAAGACCATAAAGGTCATTCTTTCCAATCCGCAGAAAAAGACAGGCTTCTTTGAATGTGAGAATTTCCATCATTTTTCTTCTGGATAAACAAAAAGCTCCTCAACCGCGCAGCCCAAAGCCCGGGCAATCTTCATTCCTGTTGGAAGAAGAGGGATAACTTTTTCCTGGACTATTCTGTTAAGATGCTGAGGTGATATACCCGCTTTGTTTGAAAGCCAAAACTGAGACTTGCCCTTTAACATGAGCTTTTGTCTTATTAAATTCATGACTCCCCTCACGGTTGATGTTGTCTTGCATGATAATAATATAAAAAATATGAACATCCTTGTCAATACCTTTTTTAAATTTCTCTAAACAGAGGGAGAGCGTTGCAAAGATAGAGACAGAGCTTTCAGATATTGAACTGCTAACAGGCAGCAATCAGGACAGTTAAGTTTTGTCATTTATTTTTTTCGAATCCCATCGCCCCGATTTTTTATTTTACAGGGAAAGAGCTTCTACCCCTGGGGAAATTCGTTTTGTAGAAGTCCCTCTTTGTCCCCTTCCTGGCCCGAAAATCTAAAAAGCGTTGCAAAAATGGTGACAGTTTTACTTCTCAATTCTGATTGTAAAATCCTTGCCGGAGTCCATCTCTTCAAGGAACCATTCCATAATCCTGACCATCATCTCTGTAAGAGTCATCCTGTTTTTCTTGGCAATCTTCTTAACCTTTGTCTTCAGGTGTTTCTTATCTTCCGGCAGCCGAAGGACAATATCGGGATTCATTTTTTCTCTGACCATAATTCACCTTCCTTTCAAATATTTACATCATCCTCTGGATTCCAATGAGCAAGAGACTCGATGAACCTAGAGAACACCTCTTTATAATAACTTGAGTTTGGATTAACATCTTCGACATTCGCCATTCTTCCTGCTGTGTGGATCTTTACTATTTTTCCCTTCCAATAGATAGGCGGTTGACCAGGAAGGGCTTCGTTCACCCTAACAATTTCGCCAACCTGGAATCCTGTTTTTGTTTTGTAATGGTGATCCATGTTTCCTCCTTTATTATTATACTAATAATTATCAGCCTGTAAACCTCCTTTGTTAAACTTGTGCAAACAAAGAAAACCTGTCGTCCTCGATCAGCTCGATATGTTCCAGGCATAGCCAAAGATATACATTCCTTCCATCCCTGAACTTGAGGACGAGGATCTTTTTGTGTGCCGATTTATAGCAGTCCGACACACAGCACATAGACTTAGAGTTTAGGTTTGTGTGCTTAGCCAAGTTGTCCTCCCTTGTCATTCCTCAACGGAGAACTGATACCCGAAATGATCTCCGTCTCTTTCTTCCTCGGGAATAAAGGTCTTGATAAAATTCTCCAATTCTTCGATGAAACTCTCGACCTTTACGCCTTCCCGTAAGTTAAGCCACAGGTCATCAAAGATAACCGTTGCCATGAAATCCTCCTTTGTTTAATTTTCTTTGCTCATCTCCCACGTTGCCCATATAATGACGACACAGAAGATGACCACACCGCCCATGAGTATCGGCATTTTCTCACTCCTTTAAAATCTAACGTGTTATTATTTAATTTCATCCACCTCCCAGGAATGAGGACACTCCGGGAAATCCTTTTCCATTGCCTCGCTCATGTGTGGCATACTGGCAAATGGACAGAAAAATTTAAGAATCAATTCGCACTCAGCCTGCCATTGATCCTCACATCTAGCAAGAGGACAGACCATTTCTTTTTTCTGTTTTTCCATCTAATCCTCACTAAATTTTATTTTGCCTTTAGGCAATCGCTTGAACCTTCGAGTGATCGAAGACTCAAGAGAGAGCCTAATGGCTCCCATCTGACCTGTAACAAGCCTTGCTTAGTTATCAAGGGATAACGCAGATCAGTTTGACAACTTGTCCCAACAGCACCGTAAACGGTAACTGGCGACCCACCCCGAAAGGCCCGACTAATCAACACGACTCGGGAGGATATTGCCTCAGCTTATCAACTGAGATCAGCTTGTCAGAGATCATGCAGTTTTATTTTTTGTCAGACTGACCGGAACTGACACGCACTTTCGCAGATCGCACGCCCTGTTTACTCTGGACAGGGAAAGCACCCCGACTTTCCGGAGCGTCATCAAGCATTACTTTTTCCGTCTTTAACGCTCGAACACCACGACGTTGAGAATGTTTAGAGAAGTAAGACTCAACGTCCACTCTCAAACGATGAGCCTTTATGTATGGAGGGACAACGCCCACACATAGGAGGATACCTTCCGGCAACCCCTCTATAATCCCATAGAACTTAAGCATAAAATCAGAGTCATCCAACTTGCAGTAATATCTATTGTTTGCCCTATATATATATGGACAGTTTAGGCAAGCCTGTTTAAATCTGGATAGATCAGGATAGATGATATATTTAACGTATCCATTCCGCTTGAGTCCTTTAGAGGACTGAATCACAAACGGTTTAGGTAACTGAAAATTGCAATGTTTACGCATAGTGTCCCCATAGGGGACAAGCCACCCTCAGAAGAGGACAGCTTGTCCCTTCATTTTTTGGGAGACCTCAACTTTCTCAAGTAAAGGATAGACTTTCCTCAGAATCTTGTCGGCGACAGAGATAATCTTGATCGAGTGTTCCTTGACCTTTTCTTTCGTCCCGTTCCAATGCCCTAGATAATACTTTGCCCCTTGATTATCTAGCCCGATACATGCCCCGACAATATAAGCGACAGACTCCGCTTGTAATTCCCTCTCATCTCTAGGTGTAACTTTATCGTCCTTTTCCTCTGGATGCCCTAGCAGGACATGAGCTATCTCGTGAAGATAACAAGCCACTTCTTGAGCCTTATTCTTTCGCCTGGATAGGACAATTTTCTTGCCGTTAGTGTATCCATCCTGGACGCCCTGAGAGTATTCGACCGGAACATCAAATTCAGAGGAAAGAAGATCGACCGTCAGAGAGTCGGAACCTTTAACGAGAGTGTTGCCAATATCAAGATCATCCCCATCCGTTTGAGAATAGTCGAACACATGAACCGGAATAAATCCTGTGATAACTTTCTTTTCGTATTCGTCTTTAACTTCCGGTTCGTCATCCTCTGATGTATCATCGGAGACAATCTTCTTGAGGACATACTTGGAAGAGACCATCGGAGCCAGTATCCAGATCGCTTTACTTCCCTTCTTGACATACCGCCCGACTCTTTTCCATTGATTGAACCCTGCAACCAAAGAAAACTCTGGACACTGAGACCAAATAAGGAAAAGGTTAGACAGCGAATAATTATGAAACCCTGACCGCCAACGATCAGCGAACATCCTCAACTTTTCCTCATCTGTCACAATCTCACTTGTCAAATCCTTTAATTGAGACACCAAGAGCTTTTTCCGCTCTTTCTTGCTGAGACTTTCTTGTTGAGTCTCAGAGCCTAACATTTAGCACCCCCTAAAATTTTATTTGACCTGTCATCCTCAGAGTCGGAGAGGTCAACCACCGACTGAGAGAGGACTTTTGTCCCCTCTTTCGACTGGAGAATCTTTCGCCACACGACCGGATTAAGCCAGGGATCAAGATCAAATATCCCTTGACCAAATGCACGATTGCTTTTTGGGATAATGAGATCACCGGAAAACCTGTCCATATAAATGTAATTCCGGGTGTAGTGATGTTTGAACGCAACAAAATTGCCTAAGAAATTCATAAACATGAACTCACTAGCCGAACCTATGCGGCCAACACCATCGGAAGTATCAAGAACCACCGACTTCAAAGACTGATCGAACATGGAAAAGTACAACCGGAACAACCCAAGCGAAAGATTGACGCATTGAATAGAGTCACGAAACGTGACCACATCCCGAGTGAATGAAGGAATTGAAATTGTTTCCGACATTTTCACCTCACTTTTAAATTTTTTTCCCTCAAGTCAATTATATCACAAATTATCAGCTTGTAAACCCCCCTGATAAAAATATTTTTGGAGTGAGGAAAAATCCAGGAAAGATCAGAAAAAAAATCAAGATCAGAGACCGGACCCCCATCCCCCCGCGCGCGCGCATTAAAAAAAAAGATTAAAGATTAATGTTTTTTTATTTTATTTTTTTATTTTTTTATTATTTTTCTTTATTTTTTAATCACCCCAGGAAATATTAATTTAATTATTTTTTTATATTTAATTTTATTTTCTGAAAATTCGCCCCCATTAAATAGGACTATCCTATTTAATAGAGCCTTATTTCCTATTTTTCACACCCCTCCACAACCCCCCTATTAAATAGGATTATCCTATATAATAATTAAGAGCCTCAACTAAAGGGAGTATATCCTATTCTTCTAGTAGTGTCCTATTTAATAGGATATTCCTAGAAGATAGGATATATCTATATTTATAGGCTTTCTCTTATTTCTAGGTATGTCCTATTTAAATAGGAATATCTTATTGCATTTTTTTTTCTTATTTCGTTTCCACTTAAAATTAAAAGGCTACCGCAAAATTTATTTATCTTTACTTTTCTTGACCCCTCTATCGCTTATAACTCCCTGATTTATCAATAACTTAGGAAATATTATGTCGCATAATAGTTATTATGTAAACTCTCCCCCTAATTTAAAAAAGCTGCCCTGCATACGGGGGAAATCGCTCGATCCTGGGGGAAAATGGGGCTTTTTTCCGAGACCCCCCTTTGGTATGCATCCTCCCTAGCTCTGTATTTTTGATATTTTTCTATTTAAGGTTTTTTTGGGGGAAAATTAATTATTTTTTTAATTTTGGAGGCCAGGAATAATTTAATTCTTCAAATAATTTTTGCCAGAAATTTTCAGCAGTCATATTTTTCAGGCAATTTTTGCAAAAGGCGTAATCATTTCCAATCATCCCTATGGCAATTCCAATTCTAGGGATAAGCATATTTTTTTCGCTTCCACAAAAAAAACAATTTAATTTTTCTTCCATTTTTTCCTCTATTTTTTATTTATTTCAGGAGGAAGTCTTTAAATTTTCTTTTTTTAAATTTAATAAAATAGCCTTTTTCGTTGTAGAGGGTGCCGTCGAAGGTGTATCTGAGGATTTTCCATTGGAATAAAAGAATTGGGAGATTGGGGTTTGAGAATTTTTGTTTTTTCAGATTAATTATTTTTTTTTCGAGTGCTTGTCTGCCGATTAATTTCCAGTAGATATATTTTCCGAGGAGATTAAAATTAATTTTCATTTTTTATTTTTTTTAATCCGTCAGCAAGGTTTTTACTTTTGATGTTATAGATGCTAAAGAAAACAGCGTTTGGGTCTTTTTTCAATAATTTTTTTATTTTTTTGTATTGTTTTCGGATTTTTTTCATTTTAATTTTATCGGGAAAAATATTGTCGTCGATTATTTTTTTATTCAATTTATTTCTCCTCTGTATTTTTAATTTTTTTCATTTTAATTTTTCCCGTGTTCTTCTGGCGGATTCTTTTATTTTTATAAATTCTTCTTTAATTTTTTTTATTTCATTGGCTGTGTAATTGTGATGGACAGCTCTCAGGGTATTTTCTATTTTTTCCAGAAAGATAATTATTCCGACGTTCCGAAAATACCTTACAAAAAAGTCTTCGTCACTATTAATTAATTTTTCTTTCATCTAATTTTTTTCCGCAGAAGGGGCAGAAATTAATTTTTTGAGGTTCTCCTTTTTCGATGATAACCATTCTGTAGAAATTTTCATCCATGAACATAGTGACGGTATCTCCGAAAATCCACCAATTTTGAAAATCCTCGCAGCAAAATTCAGCTTCTATTAATTTTCCTGTTTTTTCTTCCATTTTTTTCTCCTTTTTAATTCCACCAAATGTATCCCCCCGGCTCCCAGGTTATGTGAATCAGGTGACTAAGGCACTCGTCGCAGCAGAAACCGTGCTTAAAGGCCGTGAGATTGTCGATCTTGGTCCTTCTCTTGCAGAGAGAGCAGACATGGCTCATTTCCTCGAGCTGGATCTCCCTGATCCTTTCCCTGAGCTTCCGGATTTTCTCTTTCTCGTCCATTTTATAGGCAGTCGGGGAGGCCGTCTCTTAAGAAGATCATAAGACAAAGCGTCCTTTTAAGCCAGAAATACTGGCAAAGCCAGAGACAAGGCGTCCCGACCTTCCGGCCTCCCCACGTTTTAAGGGTTTTCTCGTCCATTTGATCTAAGTATATCATAGCATTTTTTTTTGTAAACACCACAAAGTATTGACATGGAAGGCAATGGTTTTTTTCATCAATATATAGTAGCAAATAAATGACTTAACACACCATATAGCACTAGAAGGCAAGCAAAAAGTTGACAATAATATTTTTTGCACCTATATGTAGAGACAGCATGAGCAACGCTCTATATATGGTGGTGCGAGAATGATATTGATGGTTGGCGATATGCCAGTTATCGTCGACGGGAGGGAACCTGTACCCCGGGTTTACCGCTTTCACCTCAAGAAAAAGAAGGATTGGAAGAACAAAATCGAGAACAAACCCTTCTCAAGGCTCGATTCCAGGCAACAGAAGGCCCTTCAGCTCTATAAGGCTTCGGGGTGTGACGAAAGCAAGAAGGCCGAAATAGGGAAGATGGTAGGTTATTCCCCTGGATATGCTCGTCAGGCCATGGATAAACTCTTGAAGAGGAAGAAAATCCAGAAGTTGCTTGATAAGAGGGCGCCAGATACGAAGATCGCCAACGAATTAACGCGTCTGGCCTTTGAATCTGAACATCCGCTAAGTAAGGTCGGAAAGCCAGATAATTCAAATCGGCTAGGCGCACTCAAAGAGATCAACAAGATCAAAGACAATTATCCTCCCAAGAAGGTGGATATAAGGGCCATAACCGCAAATATCGACCTCACACCAGCCGATCATGCTGCTTATCAGCAGTTCCTTGATTTGAGGATGGAGGAGGATGAACAAGGGGATTAGAGGGCTGCCGCCAGAGCTTCCTTCCTTACGGGGAAACGAACAATGGTGGATCCACAAAATCCTAACAGATCTCTTTTTCGTAAACAAAGTCGTCCTTCACCACGGAAAAAAGAAAGAATACCGGGACCTGAATTGGGTCCATAAGAAACTTTGCGATTTCATCCAAAAGCACCCCAACATCCAAAAACTCGTCCTCATCTTCCGTGACGGGCTAAAAAGCTCTATTGCCAGGGGAAAGCTCATCCAGTGGTTCCTTAAGAAACGCTATAAGAGGGAAAGGGGAAAGGCGTTTATGTACTGCGGAATCGCTGACCTGGCTGAAGACCACCTGGACAGGGTATGGAAAGAGCTTGTCAGCAACAAAATCATCCAATACCTTTTCAACGATTGGATGGAAGATAATGAGCTGGCCCCTCTTATACCCAGGAAAAAGAGTGATTTCGAGTCTTGCTCTCACGACAAGGGTATCCGGTACAAGGGGATAGAGATAGACATAGGATCCCCCGAGAAGTCGCTAACCGGGCATCACTACGAGCTTGGTATCAACGACAACTTGGTAAACGAAAAAAACTCCGAATATTCCGAACAGAGAGCAAAGATTGTTAGGAGGTGGCAGGCACAGGAGCCAATCCTGGCAGAAGACGCAGAGGAGATCATCTTCGAAACTACATGGTATCCTGATGATCTTTCAGGAACCGTTCTCCACCCTGAGGGCAAATATGATTTCCGTCAGCTGAAGGGCAAGGTCGCCCATGTATTCGAAGCCGATTCAGGCTATTCTGTCTTTTACTGTCCGGCAGAAGACGCAAAAGGAAACCCCGTATTTCCAGAGAAAGTCGATCGGAAGTACCTAGACAGAAAAAGGGCGAAGATGGGATCCTACCTGTATTCTGCCCTCTATCTCCTTCAGCCCGTCGCGGATGAGGATGTCATTATCAGGCGCTCATGGATTAAGAATTTCATTGAACTCCCCGATCCATTCGTTAGAAACCTTGTCATCGATATGGCAGGCACGAAAGGAAGGGGAAGCTCATATACGGGAGTATCTTTCGGTGATTGGTCAGCCGACAGAAAACTTCACCTTCCCTGGGCAGATAAAGATAAACTCAGTCCATTAGAGGTCGTCTCTTGGATCATAAAGATCATTCTTTGGTCTAAGAATAAACTGAAACGCCCTGTATCGAATATCGGAATCGAGAACGAGAAGTATGGGATATTTCTTTATGAACACCTGACAATTCTCGAGAAAGTAAAGAAGAGGTTCGGTATTAATGTTTTTCTTTTGAACCAGGATTCTCTGGACGGGACGATTAGAAACTGCCCATCCGACAGGAAAGTCGAAGACCTCGTACCTAAATACGAACAGGGATTGATCCTCTCGGCAAAGGGGATGAAGGAGTATGAGGATGAGGTCACTTCTTTTTACAAGGGGAAACTTAAGGGAACGGACATTCTCCATACCATCTTTTATCACTTCAAACTTGAACACATGTCCATTCCGAAGAAGGTCGAAAAGGCTGTTTTAGAGCCTTGGCGCCAGGAGGTTGTTCCCTGCGATCCAACTTTTCTGAAACAGCTAAAGGCTGACCAAGCTCAGAGAAGGCATCGTTACGACCAAGCGGCAAGTATGTTTTAGGAGGAATTATGGATGCGACTATTCTCTTTTTCATCGCCCTCATCGTGACAATTTTAGTCCTTGGGGGGGTAATCGTCTTTCTCGTCATCTACCATCAAAAGGAGAAGGAGGAAATTTTCAATCGCTACATGTGCAAAGACTTCGGGGAGTATCAATACAACAAATTGGAGTATCCAGAATTTGTCGAGATGAAGAAAGAGGCCCTAAAGCAAAAGATGGATAAAGAAAAAAATATGACCGAAGCGGAGAGAAGGGCAAAAGAGGCAGCAAAAAGTTTTTAGGAGAATTGAATGGCTGAAAAACCCATCCTGATCAAACCGCAGCAGCAATCCCCCGATCAGAGGGAAGCCGTTGAAGAGTCTGAATACTATTGGGAAAAGCATCCCGTAGTCACGAATTATTTCCCCTACTGGAAGGAGTACATCGCCTGGTTCTACGGAAATCAGTACACATGGGCAAACATGGATTCAGGGATACTTGAGGACATATCTAAGAAGGTTGACCGGGAATACAAGAACGTCTATAACCGAATCCTGCCAATGATCCGGCAGCTTTGGGGGGAGATTTTATACCTTCATACGTTTTATGTCGAGCCCAATACTTCTCAATCAAAAGATGTCAAAGCTGGCAAGTTGGGGTCCAGGGCCATTGAATACACGAATCTGAACGGGAAATTCCTGTTCAAGCTCAATCACCACGCAAAACTTTGGGCATTGGTCACAGGAAACGTCTATTGGAAAGAGTTTTGGAACAAGCATCTCGAGGGAAAGATAGACGATGGAAAAGGAGGAGTGACAACGCAGCCGGGAGATGTCGATTTCAATTATGTCAATCCTTTCCTGGTAAGGGCAGACCCTTACGCAATCGAAAGGAAAAATCAGAGATGGGTCATAGAGGGACAGGAGCTTCCAAAAACATCGGTTGAGAGGATGTTCAACCTGAGTCCGGACAGCCTTCCTGCAGACAGGCTGAAGGTTGAAGACGTTGATCTTCTTGCCATGGGTCACAAAAAGCCGGAAAAAGAGGAAACGGTCATCCTTATGAGGAGATATTGGAGACCCATGGATAAATGGGAAAAGGGCAGATACATGGTAACAGCAGCAGGCTGCATCCTCTATGACAATGCAAGCCCTGTTCCTAATGCTGACCTTCCGATTATCCAAATCCCAGGGATCCTTCCAATCCTGAATCAGCAGTATTACGACAGCCCTGTAAGGATAGCGCAGCAGTCGCAGCGTCAGCTTAATAGATTCGGTTCAATCATAGATAGCCATATTGAAAACTACAGGCTGAAGGGCATGATCCCAAGGGGATCACTCGACCCGGAAGAATTTGAAAGATATGTCCGGGCGGATGTTGAATATGTCATATACAATCCCACAGGAGGGGGAAATCCCTACTGGCAGCAGCCTCCTGCACTTCCAGAGATAATCATGCGCTGGCTGATGTTCATGGAGAATGAGATTGAAACAGAAACCTCAGTAAGAAAGGTTAGTTATGGACAGCTACCAAAATACGCTCAGAGGGCATCAGGTGTGCTATTCGAGCGAATGAAGGGGCAGGACGTAAGCGTTCTTGTGCCGACTGTGGATGCCATAGATGACGCCATGAAGGACGCCATGACAATAAGGCTGAAGCTGATGCAGAAGCATTACAAGGAACCTGGAAGGCTTATAAGGACAACAGGGAGAAGCAGACAGACGGTAGAGATATTCCTGAAGGACACAGATCTTGAGAACAACACAGATGTCCGGGTCCAGAGTGGAGTGGACTTCTTTTCTCAAAGGCAGGAGAGGAAAGAGGCGATTGTTTCTCTGGCAAAAGAAGGCTACATAGCAATGGACGAGGCTTTGGAGGCAATGGAATACAAAGGACTTGAGGAATTGACAGAAGAGAAATTCATCGACCGCAGATACGCATACAGGATCATTGACCTCATAAGAGAAGGAAAGCCTGCGCCCGAAGTAAGCGAAGACGACAACCATCAGGTTCACTACGACATTTACAACACGGAAAGGAAAAAAGAAGAGTTCGAGCTTTGGGGAGAGGATGCAAAGGCAAAACTGATGACTCGCATCGCCGAGCATAAAAAATATATACCAACGATAGGGGAAGAGCCAATAGAAGAGGGGGAGGTTCCCCCTGAAGAGACAACCGCAGCAGCTCCCGCTGAGATCGCACCTACAGCAGAGGAGCTAATAGCTGCTATGGCCCTTGGACCCGAAACCGAAGCAGGAGGATATTAATGGGTGAAATCCAAGAATTTGTTAACATCAAGGAAATCGCAGACCTTTTAAACTACAGCGTTGACGAGATCGAGGAGCTAATGGAAAGGAAGCTCATTCCTTACCATACGGACCTGGAAATTCTGACGCCTACGGGTGTTAGATTTTACAAGCTAGCCTTCCCGAAACAGGTCGTTCTTTCTCAGATCAAACCAAGAGAAAAGAAGAAGGTCGCAAAAACAGCAAAGAAAACGGAACCTAAAAAAGAAGAGGAACCGTTTTAAAAATTTCTAATAAAGTGAGGTAAACATGGGAGAAGAGACTGCCAAAAAGGAACAGACTGAAGAGTCGTCCTCTGAGGAACAGACAGATAAGTCGTCTAAATTTGGTGGCTTAAAAGGCGCTCAGGACGCCTATATTGAGTCCATAAAAAAGACTCAAGAGGCAAAAAAAACTGAGCAAAAAGAGGAAGAAGACACCTGCATTGAATGTTCGGCTTCAGAGGAGGAGTTGAAGGTCGAGAAAAAGGCCGGAAAAGAGACATTAAAGCCACAGTTCTTTATCGCTACCGAGGACGGGAAAATTCTCAAGCCCTTGGTGGGGAAGGCTCGAGGAAAGGATTATATTCCAGACAGCGAGGAGAAACTTCAAGCCTGGCTGAATCTAGGAATCGTCTCAGACGAAGAGCTTTCAGCGATCAAAAAGGAACGGGAAGAGATGGAAAAGGTCAAGCCCTTCATTGAAATAATCACACAAGCCCACAAAGAAGGAAGGCTGGTGATTAAGGACGATGAGGAGCAGGGGGTAAAGAAGGAAGAAGAAACAGAAGAAGAGGAAGACACAGAATACGTTGATCCCAAAGTCAAGGAGCTAAAGGATAGGCTTAAAGAGCTGGAGTCCAAATTGGATAAGGGAGAAAAAGAAAGGGAAAAAGAAAAAGAGACTCAGCTCAAGGCTTTCATAGAGGAACACAGAGGAAAGATGAAAAAGGAAATGGAGGACTTCAGGGCAGAAAAGTATTTCGGTGCCGATATTTATCTTGACGATAAGCCGGAAGGAATCCCTCTTAATGTGTGGGATCTAATGGCTGCCTTGGACGAGAAGGGAGAGCCGAAATACAGCCTTGAGGAAGCCATGAAGATTTCTCATGAAAGCCAGTTGAAATTCATTGAGAAGTTTTTAACCGACCATCCAGACGCTATTCCGAAAGTTAGGGATAAGATTATAGGGCAGCATTACAAAGAGAAGGAAACAAGGGAAGAAGCTCCCGAAGGACCCCCAGGAGAAACCCCGGCCATTCCGAAGAAAGAGAAGCCTAAAGTTAAGGGCCTCCAAGACGCAATCGACCAGTTCAACAAATACTACAAAAGCAAACAGAAGGCAGGTGAAGCACACTAATTTCTAAGGAGGTCAGAATTGGCTTTTACAGTTGAAGACGAAGATAAACTCTTCGAAGATTTTCTGACGCCCGGAGTTGAGGAAGAGATACGGCAGGAGTCGAAGCTGTGGGATCAGGTTGATTTTTCGGACGATCTTGAAATGGGTGGATATACATTCCGCCAGAAGGTCAGGATCAAAACATCACAGGCAGCAAGGGCTTCTAATGTTGACGATTATCCTTCAGCTCAGGAATCGACACCAGCAGAGGTTCTTGGTTACCTGAAACGATCAATGATGTTCGCTCTCGAGTTCTCGGGATTCGCTCTTGAGACGGCCTTGAAGAAAGGGACGGGAGGCGCGATGATGGCTCCGTTCCAGTTCGAGGAAAGCGGAATCATGATCACGGTCCGGGACGACCTTTCTCGTCAGCTAATGTGGGACGGCTCTGGAAGGCTTTGTCAGGCCAAAGGAGCAGGCTCTACATCACCTACGCTTATCGTGGATAGCCCTTATATGAAAAAGCAGCCAACAAAGTTCCTGAAGGAAGACAGGGTGATCGACGCATACGACCCCGCGGACGACAGCCACGACATCAACAGCATTGCGATAAGCACGGTTGATTCCGAAACCCAGGTGACGCTTGAGTCAAATCAGACCTGGGCAGACGACTGCTGGATCTACAATGAGGACGTTTGGCGAAAAACAGAGGCAGCCGGAAAGGGTGAGATGATGGGTCTTTTGGGGATCTGTTCCGATGCAGACCCGCCAACAGGTGCGCTACAGGGATTGGACGTTTCTACCTATCCTATGTGGAAAGCATGGGTGTGGGGCAACGGTGGAACCCCAAGGCCGCTCAGTGAAGACCTGCTCATCCTTGCGGTCCAGAAAGCGAAGAAGTGGGGGAACATCGAAAATATGTTCATGCTCATCACAGAAAAGATCGAAAGGGTCTGGATTTCGTATCTGAGGACCTACAAAGAGATCGACACAAACATTCTGTGGGGAGGCTGGCACGCAGTACCGTTTTACTATGGCGGCAAGCAGATTCCTATGGTCCCTGACGAGTACATCCCCGATGGAAAGATACTCGGGGGAGACAAGACAAAGCTGACTATCTATGTGACTCAGAAAGGAAAATCGGTCACATGGGAGAAAGGCTTGTACGGTGGTGGAAGGCTTCGCCAGCTCGAGGGTAAGAACAGGTACGCAGCTTACGGACACATCTTCGCCAATATGGGCGTCTCTGTGAGGAAAGCGTTCTTCCGGATTGATGACATTCAAGAGCCTGACGTTTAAATCTGAATAGATGGGGAGGGGGATTATCCCCTCCCCTTCAGGCAAGGGGGAGTTATGAATCCGGAACGCTGTTTTGTAAAAGAGCTTCAGCTTATAGCACCAGGGGTATATCCGCTTTGGTTTGAGGATTACAAAAAATGGTTCTTGGTGAGAGACTATCATAGGAGAGTCCCGGGGATCACAGAATACAATCCGACTACCGGAAAGCATTATATTGTTGAGCTTGTCCTTGAGGACGAACAAGGCAATCCCATACCCCTTGATGGAAGACTCCTTCATGCTCTAAGGCTTTTACGCTATGAGAAGTACACTTACAAGCTCAAAGAGCTTATCGATAGGAGAAAAGCCCCAAAAGAGAAGGAAAGAAAAAGAGCAAAGGAACAGCTTAATGAGCGAGCAAACGAGCTTCTCAAAATGGTGTATCGGCTGATGCACACAAAAACTTTTGACTTAGGAGGATAACTTGGATTTAGCACTACAAAGAAGAGACCTTTACCGTTTCCACGGTGGAATCCAGAAGGTTCTCTATGAAGGGACGATCACAGCAGACGGGAATACAAAGACCTCGAATCCCGTTTATGTGATGCCATTCAAAGAGGGAACCTTTTTCATCAACTGCACAGCAAAATCAGGGACAAACCCGACTCTTGATTTGTTGGTCATCACGAAGCAGCCGGGTCAGGATCAGTGGAATACTCTGGCCACATTCACTCAGCTCACAGATGTCGGCAGCGAAATGAAAGCAGTCGCAGCCAACCTAGGAGACACGATCGCGCTTATCTGGACGAAAGGTGGAACCACCCCGTCATTCACGGTGAAAGTCACAGCGATCCTGAAAGTTTTTTAGAGCATGGAAGGGGAGTCTTCGGACTCCCCGAAATGCCATTTTTAAGGAGGTTGAAATGATGCCACTTTCTAGGCTGAAGTTCCTTGAAAGCGATTATGAGGTCCCGATAAATACAACAGCGGTCGATGGATCTCAGTTTACTTCAAAGCAGATTCCGATCGGGCTTACGAAGAACGCATCCCTGACATTCTATGTCAAAGGTGATCACGCAAGCTGCTCGAAGGACCTTATCTTTAAGTTTGCGGCCTTTGATTCTCTCAGAAATCAATGGGATACCATAGAGTTTTTATCTGTGAGCGTTGCGGCAAATGGGACAAGCGTTGTCCAGAAGACTATAGCAATCGCACCCGACACAGAGAAGATCAAACTTCTTTCCGTACAGAATCAAGAGACAGTCGCAGGATACACGGTTGATGTGAATGTATCGATTTTCCTTAAATAAAGATTTTATTTGGAGGAAAAATTGAAGAAGACACTCTTATTTTTAATCCTATTTCTGTCTGTATTTCTGTGCGGATTCGCAACTGACTACTACGTTAAAAACGGGGGAAATGACGGAGCAGCCGGAACTTCTGATGGAACGGCCTGGGAGACGATAGCAAAAGTCAACTCCATGATGGGGTCGTTCAGTCCCGGGGATAATATCTATTTCAAAAGAGGAAGTACGTGGTCAGCCGATACCCTGGAAATAGAATGTTCAGGTTCAAGCGGATCAATTGTCAAATTCGGAGCATACGGAACTGGCAATCTTCCGGTTATTTCGGCCTTTACCACAACAGGTGCAGACACCTGGGGGAATATGGTCGAAGTTGGAGCTCTCGATGTTTACCGATACGATTCATCCTACCCGACCTATATCTGCATGGAAGGCACGACTTTCCTCACTTATCTTCTTTGGGATACCGATGTATCAACGACGTTCAATGGAGCGAGTCAGGGATCGTGGAGCAGGAATGGGAATTACACTTATGTTTGTTGCACAGATAATGCTGATCCTGACACCCACACGATGTATATTCCCTATTCTAACACATCTCCGGCTTATTCATGTATCTGGCTTTATAATGATGTTAAGTATGTGACAGTTGAGAATCTTGAATTAAAAGGGGCAAATCAGAATGGGATCAAAGTCCGCAATTGGGGAACGAATGATTCAAACAACATTATCTTGAGCGGCCTAACCGTCCGGTATTGTGGAACGACAGGAATCCAAATTTGTAATGATTCGGGGGGATCGACTTATAAAGTTACGAATGTCACCGTCCAGAACTGCCTTTCTTCCTACAATGCCTATCACGGAATTGCGCTTCTTGGAAGAGTTGAAAATATTACTGTCACCGGGAATACCGTTCATCATACTGGATGGGATAGGGAGCAGGGAATAGATACCTGGGGTGGACATGGGATTTCTATGTATGGCTCAGTTAGCGACCGCGCTCCTACGAATTGCATCATAGAAAAATGTGAAGTTTATAATATTTACGAGGAATCGGATGGAGGAGAAGGAACCGGGATTCAATTTGACGATAATACAAACTACTGTACGATTCGGTATAATCATATTCATAACTGTGAGGGGGCCGGGATCCTTTATAATGGACCGAATAATACTTCTTATTACAACATAATTGATACCTGCTATACAGGTGTAGGGACGTATGGTGCGGGAATTTATTTTTTGAATGGAAATGGGGGAAGCGCACACAACAATGTTGTCTATAATTGTAAGAATGGAATTACTTTTGCGGTAGAGAGTGGAGAAACCGTAACCATCCGGAATAATCTTGTTTTCGAGAGTGATGTTTACGACTTTCGTTGGATATGGTCCTCCACCTACGGTACGGTAAATAGCAATAATAATTGTATTTACAATTCTACCATTGCGCTAAATTTCCTTGACTGGCATTTAGGAAGCGGGGATGAGCAGGACTTGGCAGAATGGCAAACTGATACGGGCCAGGATGCCAACTCTACGGATTCAGATCCGTCTGTTGTCAATGCGGCTGGTGGCAATTTTCATCTATCATCTGATTCTTCTCCATGCTATGAGGCTGGAACAGATGTTTCCCTGACCCCTGATTATGATGGAGTTACAGTTCCCCAGGGTACTTATCCAGAGATCGGAGCTTTTGAATATACAGGAGGGGGGAATCAGCCAGATTTTCCAAATATCTATATCGACTCATCTTATGGCGATGGTGGAGTCGGTTCTCAGGCTGACCCCTACAACGATTTGAGCGACATAAACTGGACTACGGGTGGAGATAATTCTATTTATGATTATTATGCAGGCTCACCAACTGCGAGTGTTAAAATTTACAGTAAACGAGATGGGCTGTGGCGAGAAATGTTGATTACCGGATGCTCTGGTACGGAAACATATCCGATAATTATTACTTCATACGGAAGCGGAGATAATCCGTTAATATTGGGATCAACTGATGCCGACATCGCTGGAAGCTGGTCACGATACGATTCCCAAAATATCCTCCATGCCGGATATTTCGAGGATAATGATTTATCAGAATGGGATTCGAGTCCGGCAGAGGGTAGTTCGACCATTGCGGCAGATGCAATGGCAAAAAATGTTGGCAGTTATGGAATGAAAATCGTGTTAGCCGCAGATGACGATGCTTATGTTCACGAGGCGAATGCCTTCGCAAACCAGACTGAGGCTTATGTTCGTTTTTATATCAATTTCCAGGCGACATCTCTAGCGGCTAGCGAACAAATAATTTTAGCGGCTGGCTATAATGACACACAATCTGAGCTAACGTGGTACGTATCTTATTTTGAATCTGGGGGAACAGAATATCTTTTGTTGTCATTATTAAAAGATGATGATTCCTACGACACGTCCATTGTATGGGCTTGTTCTAGCATTATAGATCAAGCATGGCACGAGATAAAGGTTCGCTGGAAAGCTGGTGCTGGGGCAGACGGCGGTGGACAGCTTTGGGTAGATGGGACAAGCAGGGGGTCAGTTTTTACGCTCAATGCAAACGATGGCAGAACCGGGGATTATCTCGTTGGCGGCTATCTCGTTGGTGCGAACTCAACGGCAACCCTCTATTTTGATGACATCATTGCGGCAACATCTGATATCATGGATATTATTTGGAAGACGGCAAATGGTTCCTATACGATAGACCCGAGTTTTATCTTCTATGATACAAACGCCACATTAACCAGGGCAACTGCCGTTGAAACATTTGCGGAATTAACGACAAATTGGTACTGGTGGTACGATAGCGGGAATGATTTCGTTGCCCTGTGTCATAATGCGGGAAATCCTGCCGGGCAAGCCGATGGGATAGAAATTCCAAAAAGACATTATGGTGTTTTTACCGATGAAGACTACATAACGGTTGATGGTATAGATTTTAAATATGTAAGAACATCGGCTACTGCCTCTGGTGCAAATGGCTCTTATTTAACAGTGCAAAATTGCGATATTCAATATTGTAGTTTTGCTGCTTATGTAGACGGTGGATATGCAACCATCACAAACAATACCATAAACCATCTTTACCCATACGATCCGTTTGAGGCATTGCCGTATGGGGCAATCGGCATCTGTTTTTGGAGTGGAAATAATACGGCGTCTTATAACACAATCCAGAACTGCGATATCGATGGAACATTCGGGCATGCCTTTGAAATAAACGCCTCATCGAGAGCTTGCAATGGCAATAAAATTCATCACAACTATGTTAATAACACTTTCATTTTCCTTGAGTGCATCGGCACTTTGGCAACAGACCAAATACATGATGCGGAAATTTATTATAATATTTCATATAATACGCCATATTTTTTAAGTCTTCATTTTGATGATGACCCGATTGGGTATCCCGCAGATATAGATAATCTGACAGCGTATAATAATACTCACCATGATCCACTGACGAGGGCATCTAATGCTTATGGACCTTTTCTTATTTTGGGAACACCCATCGCAGAAGGCCTTATTATTAAGAATAATATAGTTTATGCTTGGAAGGTTGATTATATTTACTACTCCAACCCAGGTACATTTACAATAACCCATACCAACAACTGTTATTACAGAGTTGATTCAGGCTCTACGCAACTTGGAATCACACTTGATGGTACTGAGTTTGAGTCAGAGCCGCTTTTGACCGACCCTGCCAATGGGGATTTTACTCTGCAATCTATTTCGCCTTGTATAGACGCTGGTACAGATGTTGGGCTGACAGAGGATTATGAAGGGAATCCGGTTCCGGGATCATCTGGAATATATAAATCAATCTTTAAGGCAATAGTCAAAAACATAGAGAAAATCATTGCAGCACTGGGAAAAGGGCCGTATCCAGATATAGGAGCGTTGGAATTTCAGAGGAATTAAGATGACACCAAAAGAGATAAGAAGGAGGTTTAAATGATAGAAAATCTTTTTTTGATTTTAACGCTTTGCCTGATCTTTGGTATGGCAAAGTGGTGTGACGAGGGCGAAACTGACGTTGGCGCCGTTTACTTGAAACAGTCATCTAGGGCAGCCGGATTATATCTTGGTTTATATCTTGATACATCCGAACCAGGTGAAACGGCAACCTTGGCGAGCATAACAGAAATATCCGGGAATGGCTACGCAAGGATCCAGCTTTTGGATGCTGATTGGACTGAACAGGCTACAAAGGGAGAGTATAAAAATCTTGAGAAGACCTTTACGGCATCCGGTGGCAACTGGGGCGATGTGTATGGTTATTTTATCTGTGATGTTGCCTCTGGAACAAGTGGCAATCTATTGGCTGTTGAAAATTTCTCAGATGGTCCCTATACCGTCAATGACGGATGGAGTGTGAAGGTTACGGCCACTGTGACAGCAAGCTGATAATTGCAAACAATTAATTCAAACAGAGGAAATAAAATTAATTGTTAGGAATTTAATATGCTTCTTCATTTAAGTCGTTTTGAAACTGGCGATCTTTCCGAATGGGATAGCTATACAGAAGAAGGCAGCTCGACCGTAACGGCAAATGCCACTTCAAAACGAAGCGGAAGCTATGGACTTGAAGTTGTTGCCTCTAATGATGATGATGCGTATGTTACGGAAAACGATGCTTTTTCAGATCAAACAGAAGTTTTTTCTAGAATCTATGTTAATTTTAACTCTGTTTCACTCGGAACCGGAGAAGCCATTGGTCTATATTATGCCCGAAATGATGCCTTAACTGAGGTTCCTTTTTATCTTGCCTTATTAGAAAATAGCGGAACGACATATCTTTTACTTGGAATTTTAAAGGACGATGATTCTTATGACTACTCTATTGTTTGGGCCTGCTCTAGCATTATAGATCAGGCATGGCATGAGATAAAGATTCACTGGAAAGCCGGAACCGGAGCGGATGGCGGTGCAGAGCTTTGGGTGGATGGAACAAGCAGGGGGTCAGTTTTCACATTAGATTGTAATGACGGGAGAGTTGGATCTCATCTTATCGGGGCTTATCAAGTTGGTGCTAATAGTTCTATTACTGTTTATTACGATGATATCAGAATATATGATTCGATATCTCTTGTCTGGACTTCAAATAATAGTGGCGGAAGTACGGTAAATTATATCACTCTTACAAAACCATCGGATGTCGAGACTAACGACCTTCTCATTCTGATAGTGGGGAGCGATGATTCCAATGGTGGTGATTGGCAGGATATTTCTGGTTGGACAAAAATCATCAACTATGCCAATACAAATGCAGATGCCTCTATGGGTGTTTATTGGCGTATTGCGACTGGTTCCGAAGATGCGACAATTAATGTTTATCAAAATTCTGGCAATAATGACGAGATGTTCGGATGGTATATCAGGATTCGTGGGGTTAATACATCAAGCCCAATTAATATTGTTGGCACTCCAGATTATACTACAAGTGGAGCTAACCATACGATTGATGCCGTAAACACAGATGTCGACAACTGTTTAGCCTTCTATGTATTGTCTTTCGATGGGGGAGATGGTGCGCCTTTTAACGAATCAGATTCCGGCTGGTCGGAGGAAGACGAGGAAACTTCTGGGACTGGATCAACCGATGCTTGTGGATGTTGGGGTATCAAAGAAATGCCCATTCAAGGGTCTACTTTAAATGTCGTTGTTGCTTCAACTGCTAGTGATGGTGCTGTATATGTTCAGTTTGCCATTGAATTAGCCGTTGCTGAAAATGAATTTGTTTATACAGGCGATATTGATATGACTCTTATTCCGTCTTATCTTTCTAAAATGAATTATCCTTATAGTGGAAGTATACCGATTACTATGATTCCGGACTATTCTTCCAAACTGGAGGCTGTTTATTCCGGTATTCTTCCAATGACAATTCTTCCGTCTTATCAGTCTTCATTTGAAAAACCTTATAATGGAAACATCCCTATCGGCATTGCGCCAAGTTATCTTTCAAAATGCGAGATGATTTACGATGGGGTAATTCCGCTTTCTCTACTCCCGGCGTATAGTTCTAAAGGGGAAATGTTATATGCTGGTGATATTCTGATGGCTTTATCGCCAAGCTATGTCTCCGTTTTAGACAGGATTTATGCTGGAAGTATTCCGGTATTGATAACACCTAGTGCAGATAGTCTTAAAGAATATCCTGGATATAACGGAAATATCCCCCTGGTCATTCTTCCGGCTTCAGAATATGGCCTTTCGGTCATCTATCAATATGATGGGGCTGTTCCAATAGCCTTAGTTCCGAGCTATTCATCCATCTTGGATGCTGTCTATGATGGGGATATTCAGATATCACTATTGCCATCTTATAGCTCTAAAGGCGAAATGCTTTATTCCGGTGACATTCCTATTGTGTTATCTCCATCTTATATTTCGTCAGCAGAAAAGTCATATAGCGGGGTAGTTCCGATTATATTGACTCCAAATTCTAGTTATTCATTAGAGGCTTTAAACGAGTTTCTTTATCAAGGGAATATCCCAATAGTCCTTTCGACAACATCTAATTATTTGAAGGAATATCCAAGTTATGACGGAAGCATTTTGATCATGATTGTTCCAGCTTCAGATTATTTGTTTACACTATCGCATATCAAGACAGAAATTATAAGGCTTGAATCTATTCGAACTATATCTGTTTCAGATAATTCATTAAGAACTATTTTATTTGAAGGAGAATCAAAAAGAACAGAAATTGTTTCCTTAAAATCAATAATTGAAACAGAGGAGATATAGATGCTTGAAAATAAAATATATGTCGATACCGTTGGTTTAATTATTGAAATAGATATGGGTGAAGATTTAACTGGGGCAACTGGCTTGGCATTTGAAGTAAAAAAGCCAGATGATTCTTTGGATAGCTGGACTCCCTCAATTTATGACAGTAATTATCTAAGATATACTACCCAAAACGGGGATTTGGATAAACCGGGCATTTATAAAATTCAACCTAAATTTACATTGTCAGGATGGACAGGGCCATGTAATACAGTCGTTATCCTGGTTTATGGCGAGTATCAATAGGGGAATTAAAAATGACTAGAGTAGAGATAAGAAAGTTGGTAAGGGGATTGATTTTTGAGTTTACCGAAGCCCCTGAAGGATTACTTCAGGATGATGCAAGTGGATCAGAGCTTGATCTCAACAGTCTGATCAATCTATCTCTCGAGAAGGTGGAGCTTGATTTGATTCCATACATCCCGAGGGAATTTAGAAAGCCGAAATTGATCTCTATTACAGCAAACAAGAGGGAGTACACGGTCAAAAGCGGTGGAGACATCAATATTTCAGACTTCCTGGCCTTTGAGAATATCTTCCATAATGAGACAGGGCAGAAGCCGCAGGGACTTCTTTTTGTCCATCCAGATCAGATATATCGATACGCAAATGTAGGGGAGAAAGGAGATCCCCGTGTATGGAGTTATGAGGAAAGGAACGAAATCGCCTTTGATCCTACTCCATCTGCAACGATAGCAGACAGATATAAGTCTTTTTACTTCTATAAGATTCCCGACCTGACAGACGATGCTCACATTCCAGAGCTTCCGGCCCCGGCCCACTTGCTTGTGGCGATAGATGCAGCTCGTCAATGTCACCTGATTGACGAGGAGAGCATGACAGAGCTTGATAAGAGATATGCGACTCGATTTAACTCCATAACAAGGACAATATCGATCGAGCCAAGCATATCTGACAGATTCAGGGAGAAACTTACTAGGCAAATAAGATAATGAAGTCTTTGTATAGGAAAAGATTTTGGGACCTTGGGGGGAATCTAAACGAAATTGATCCTCCTGGTGAAATTCCAGAGAAAGACGTTATTGAATGTGAGAGCTGGAAGGTCCATGAAGACGGGAAAAGTAGGGTGAAAAGGCCAGGGTGTACGAAGTTGGACGCGGATTACAATTTTTATGGAGAAGCCATAAGAGGTATTCAAGAGTACAAAGACCCGGATAATCACAAGAAGATAAATGTCATAACAGAAAGGGGGATATGGCAGCGCAAGGGAACAATCTCATTTACGAGAACATTCTTAGAAGGACAAGCGCTTTATGAGACAAATCTTAAGAAGTTATTCATCTTTGATGACAAGCTGGCAATTATAAAGCTCTATGATGGGACACCAAATAATGCGGTTCAGATATATGTGTCAACAGATGGGAGTTCTTTTTTAGTAGAAAATTCCGCTTCCTCACTCGATAACGTAAGCCTGGATCTCTCAGCTAAAGACGCCATTGTTTTTAATGGATCTGTATGGATTGCACTAGGTAGAGATAGCGGATACTCAAGTCCAGGACTAATCTATAAATATACCAAGGGAACGGGATGGTCAACGCAACTGACATCTCATTCAAACCTTATTGCATGTAGCATGGCATCCTATAAAAACAGACTTTGGGTTCTGACCTATGATTCTCCATCTGGCAACGATTTGTGGAGAGTCCACTACTTAACTCCTCCTAGCACATGGGCAGAAGTCACTGACTTTGATGGGTCAGCTAATATAGATTCAAATACAACAACATTGATTAAAGAGCTTTGCCACAGATTTGGTCAGCTCTATGTTTGGGACAATGACCTGTATCTTTTTGTCACAGTTTACAGCTCTGCTAAATCAGATTGGACGTGGCAGATATGGAAACTTCACATGCCATTAGATACAGATGTTCCGAAGTTCAACAAGATTTTTGATAGCGCGGATTATGATGAGAAATATGCCTTCGCATCATTCGCTGAGTTCGATGGAAAGCTCTATGTTGTCGGAGTCGCGCTTACGGCTGGTGGGGCTTATGATAGTGGGAATAGAAGGCTTTATCGTTCTTTGGATATTAAAACTTGGGAGGTTCTTCAAACTCAGCCAGGTGGAGGTCTTCCATGTTCAGAGGTGATATTTGATGGAAGGCTTTATTATAACCTTCGATACCCCCCAACGGGAAGCGAGACATCAAAGATTTCTACCTATTGGACGATAGACGAGGGGATTTATGATGAAGGATTAATATCTACGAATCCGTCAACTCAAAATAGTGGGGGAATGTGCGTCTTCAGGGGTGATTTATTCATAGGGAAATGGAAGGAGATATACAAGAGGGAAATAAACAGTTACACATGGACAAAGATTTACGAATCAGAGCAAATGCTGAAGGTTCCTTCTGATGGAGTCGTTTACAAGAGAAGGCAGATTGTAGGAGGGTTTGAGTCGAATCTTCTAGTTGAGGGAGACAAGGTATTTCTTCTCGGTATAAAGGCTCCATTGACAGCTCCATCTGTGGCTGTGGGATCCTCGGGAAACCTGACGGGGAAATATAAGTATCTGATCACATTTTACAGAACGGGCAACTATCCCTGTGAAAGCAATCCATCTCCTGAATCGGCAGAAGTAACACCTAGCGCTCAGAAAGTGGACCTTACTAATATCCCCGTATCACCTGATGGAAAGGTAAACGCCAGGAGGATTTACCGGACTCTGGCAAACGGAGAGAAGTTTTACTGGCTTGCAGATATAACCAATAATGATGCTACAGCCTATGAGGACAACCTGAGTGATGCTGACATTTTAGAGAGTGAGGAAGTCAGCTACAACAGGGGGATTCCCAAGGAAGGAAAGTTTTTCGAGATTTGGGATGGGAAGCTCTGGATAGCAGGGAATGAAGAATTTCCTAATGACTTATTCCGAACAAACGCAGGCACACTGGAAGAAGCCGCTAGCACTAATATAATTCCGGTTGAGAGAAGAGAGGCAGATAAGATTAAACAGATAAGGGCTTACGGAGAGGATCTTTATGTTTTCAAGGATAAGACGAATTTCAAGGTTGAGAAGAAGGGAGATAACCTATATGAGATCAATGCTTTACCTCAAGGAATAGGACTAGAAGCCGCACATTCTGTTGAGATTTGCGACTTGCTTATGATCTGGAAGTCTGATTTCGGGATTGAGGTATTTAATGGAGAGATGTGCTTCCGGCCTATAATGTCGAGGTTCATCAAAAGGACCCTTGGATCAATAAACAGGGATTTCATTGATAGGTGCGTTTCTGGAAGTAACAGGGAGTTCAGCGAATACTGGCTGTCAATACCGACAGGAAGCAATGAGGAACCTGATAAGGTTGTTGTTTTTGATTATCTTGGGATGAGATTTTCTATATATACATTCCCAAAGAAGATGACAGCGTTCGCAACGATAAGCGGACCGAACAATGAAAGGCAGTTCATCTCGGGAACTGACGATGGAAATATCTACATTCAAAACTCCGGACACAACGATGACGGTTCCGCGATCTCCTCAAATTTCAGTACGCCATGGATAAATGTATCAACAGAGAAGGAGCTCTGGAACATACTAAGGAAAATGTTCATCCGGTATATCTTGCCGACAAACAAGACAATAACGATGAATATATACAGGGACTTCAAGAAAGATGCCATAGCGACAATTTCTCTTCCTGGAAGCACTCCTTCGACAACGCCAGAGATAAGGAACGAGATCATGAAGAGGATTGCTTTAAGAGTCTCTGGATATGATATGAGGTTCGAGTTTATAAACAATGAGGACACAGGGGGTGAGTGCCGAATTATTGGGTTCAGCACATACTTTCACAGGAGATTGCCCAAGAGGTCAGTAAAGGCTGATTAAAATGGAAGCCGATAAGTATAGAGAATTTATCGAGGACACAGGTAAGACCAAAAACCTGAAGAGAAAGCCAGGAGGAGTATTCCATAAGCACATAATGGATTTTACAGATTGGAGAAACACAGAAGAGAATTTTAAGACGGCAGGGAGAGCGGAGATCGGAGACCTAATCACAAAAAAGCCGTTCATCGACATAAGATCATACGGCAGCATCAGTTCAAATATGGCTGATATAACATCTTTTATCAACGAAGCCGTGAGAGACCTGTCAGAAGACAACTCCGTGATATTCCTACCCTCTGGTTCATTCATCATTAGGGAGCAGGTTAGGCTCGAGAATCTTACGGGAATTGAAATAAGGGGATGCGGCAAGGCAACTAAGATTTTCTATGAAGGTAGCGACTATTGCTTCCTGCTCAATAATTCCAAGTTCTGTGTCATGAGAGACTTTGCGATTATGTCCGACAATGGAGTGAAGGTCACGGTGGAAACAGGAAAGACCTCCATTGAGAATGTATTTAAGTGCCTTTACTTCCAGGGGTCTAGTAGGGGTATAGCTGGAAGTAGAGGAATTTTATTTGACGCACCCGGAGGAAGTCCTGGTGCAAATTTTTTCAATACAGTTGAGAGCTGCTACTTCACTCAACTTGAGACAGACATAGAGACATCAGGCAACGCAAACCAGCAAAATCTGAGGGGAAATAGATATGTCCAGTATTGGAAGGCGATTATCATTAATTCTGACGAAAATGAAATCGAGGGAGGATTCTTTCATAATGCAGCAGGGGACGCAACTCCAACATACACTTATGCAGTTACGATCAAGTCAAATAAGGGATTTAATAGCATCAACGGACTTGTCGGTGAGGCTGGAAATTATTCCAAACCATACCTGATTGAGTCAGGAGCAATGCACAATACGATTCAGATCCAGAATAACTTTACACACGGGGGAGACAACAATTCAGGAAATTTTTTAAACAGTATTCTATCAAGTGGTACTTGGTATATGGGATCTGACATTCAGTTGGACGACAGGAATCTTGCAGGGAATGAGATCACGTTGAATGATGACCAAGCCGCGTCTTTTACGCCTGGGAATGATGTTGGAGCGATCCTGATATTCGGAAGAGGAAGCGTTTACAGTGATTGGTGGATACTCGCTTCCTATCGGGTGACGAGTGCAGGAACGCAGTTCTGCTACAAGATGAGCGGAGCTGCAAATTTCGATGTGGCGACAGGAGCCTTATCGGGTACGACCGGGACAGACACGCATTGTACGGTAAGCGCGAATGGATCGGATGGAAAGATTTACATCGAGAACAGGAGAGGTGGTGCCGTGTCTTTTGGATACGTCTTATTCGGGAGGTAATATGAGCAAGTTTGATAAATATTGGTTTTTTGGTGTAAACAGCCTGTGGTGTAAGTTCTGGAAGATTTTCGGATTAGGGAGATTCTGCATTTATAAACCAGAAGAGCCCGTTCCTCCACCAGGGCCACCCCCACCAAACTTAAAGCCATTACCATCACCTTGCAAAAGACCATTGTTGTAAGATACACAGTTTTCAATGATGTTATTGGTGGACTGCCAAGTATCAATACCGTCATCGGAATTTTCATAGAAA